ATTCTTCTGAAAAAGCAACTAATTCAGCAACAGTTTTATATCCACCTTTACGGAGTTTTTCCATAGAAACTTCAGTTTCAATTTGAAAATGCTTCCATGTAGGAGCTAATGCAGTATAATCAATATATGATTTATCTACATTACCATTTTTTGCAGACTCAATTGCATTTAAAGTATTTTTAGCATTTGTTACAATTTGCTCGTTGTCAAATTCTCCAATGCTACCTCTTTCAAATAATGCATCAAGAATTTCGTCAGGAGCATTATAGACCTCTGGTTCAACGACTTTTGTAATATATTGAGCTAATTCATAACCATCCCTTTTACCATCACCAATTTCTTTTGCCCAAGCATCAATCACGGATGCAATTTCTTTTTCTTCTGCATTTAGAACAATATTATGTTTTACTTTTTGGGAAAACTCCATTAATTTCCCTTCAGTTTCCATTAATTCTGCGACTTCAATATTTAACATTTTTGTTATTCCTCCTTTTAATTAATTATTTTTATTATTGTACGAATTCGAAGCTTAATAATGTATTATTTACATCAGTGTAATAACCAAGAGAGATAAAGTTACTTTTTGTATTAGTAGGACTAGGGACTAACTGACCCAACGTTGCATCTAATGCTACAGAAACTACGAGATATTTTCCTGCCACTAAATCTGCAGTATCACCAGTATAAGCATCGGTTGCATATCTTTCTCCTGTTGCCAAAGGAATTAAGTTAACAAATTCACCAATTGCAATATTTTCCAAAGCTGTATCATAATCCGTTTGGATTTGTCCACCTGCAGTAGCGGCTGTTTCAGTAATTAATCCACGATCTACTAAGTAAATTTCTGTTAGTCCTGCTGTAACTGGAAGAATAACCTCTTTTGTGTCATATTTCTTGTTAACAAATTGACCTCTTTTTAGTGCAACCTTTGCTTTATATTGGGAATCAATAATTTTACCAGAATTAGCTTGTAATACTCTTAACATTTTTATTTCCTCCTTTTAATTTTTAATTAATTAATTATTTTTTACTTATTTAAGAATTTATCCATGATGGACAATGGACTAGCAATATCATCTTTCGTAGAAGTATTGATATTAGTTTTAGGGGTTTTTACTTCTGCAACATCTACTTCTTTGGTTGTGGTTTCTTTTGCTTTTTCTGCTAATGCTAATTCTTGTGCTATTTTTTCTGCCTCACTGATTTCAAGTTTAGCGAGGATTTTTTCAGCTATGAGAACTTTGATAGATTTTTCATCTAGATTCTCAATCATTTCAGCAATTTCAGGTGTCTCTAAATCCTCAACAGTCAAGAATCCAGATTTTGTTGCATACGCTTTTAAATCTTCTTTCTTCTGTGCTAATTCTGCTTCTTTTTCCGCTAATTCAGATGCTTCTACTTTTTCTTTAAATGGAATTAGTTCAGCAATTTCAGCTTCTTTGGATGCTATATCAGCACCCAACTTTGTGATCGATTCGACTTTAGAGGAGAGTTCAGCTTCTTTTTCAGAAAGAGTTGTGGTTAAAGATGCAATTTCTGCGTCTTTGGCATCCTTTTCTGCAACCATTGTTTCAATTTCTGTAGTATCAACGAAAGACATTTTGACATCTTTTTGACTTAGTATACTTACAGTATCATCGGAATTCAAAGAATAACTATAGGAAATATATGAATCCTCATTGTCCCTATACCATGTGTATCCTACTGCTCTGAATTCATAAGGATAAATACGTGCCAAATAAATATAAGAGTCCTTGTTGGTTGAGTTAATGGCAGATTGCACTTTACTATACAAGTCATTAATACTAACGCTTGCGACTTCTTTAGACTTGTCTTTAATAATTTCAGACATTTCTTCTTTACCTCCTTGTTCTTTTATTAAATATATATTTATATCAACTTCATTAGATGAAGTATCAACCACTGGAATATCTTGACTTTGTTGTTCTGTTCCTTCTTGTTCATTGTTTAAAATATCTTGTGTTAGTGCTTCTGCCAATTCTAGTTCATCATCTGATACAGAAGCAATTTCCAACATTCCTGCTTGTGGGACAGCCCCTTGTATATTACTTCCTAGAAGGCAATTACCCATAAATTCCCATTCTTTAAGAACTTTTCCACTATCTGTTTGTTCAGATTCTAAAACATCTATTTCCCATGAACTAGAAAGTTTTCCTTTATTAAATAGTTTTTCAACTACTTTGATATAATTAGGAAATCTTGAAGACCATAATTTTACTTTAGCTAAAATCACATCTTTTTTATCTTCAAAGCCATCAACTTCTCTATTTTCAACCCAAACATCAAAATATGTTCCTATTGCACTAGTTGCAAATGAATATGCTTTAGTCCCATCTTTGTTTTTTGTAACTCTTAATTCGTGGCCTCCTAAATCTGATTCTTTAGATTTTAAATAAGCGACACAAGGCATATCTTTAAGAGTTGGAGCATACAAATCTGCTGTATCTTTTTCGATTATTACACCATTTAAATTAGGTTCACCAATTACAGAAATGAGAAATGTTGCTTCTTTATAATTGCGGAAAGATGATAGTTCAATCATTTTATTTGAAAGAACAATTGTTTCTTTGTTCACTTTTTTATTTCACCTCCTTTAAATACAGTTATTAGCAATATATTTTTCAACTTTATCTATTACATTGTTGTAATTCCTTTTAAGATCATCTGGATAAATAGCAATAAATAGAAAATTATCAAGAGTTTCGTAGAATTCATTCTTTCTTTTGGTTTTACTTACGTAGTCAATAGAAAGACCATCTAATGCTTTTTCATTATATAGTCCAAAATATTCTATGATTATATTATAATTTTTATAAGTTAATATAAAATCTGGAATATAGTTTTCATTATATTTTGCATTATAAAATTTAATCTTCTTGGAACATTTTTCAATAAAGTAATGTAATGAAAGAAGAATTGCATAAACATCTCTTTCTTCTTTGCTATCAAATAATATTCCATCATATATTTTTGATCTATACTTAGAATAATCGATCTTATAAAAGTCTAAATATTCTAGAATACACATAACCCCATATTTACTTATTTTTAATGAACTATGAGTATATTCAGCTAATAAATTAATTCCAACATTTAATATTTCAATTGGTTTTTTGATTAGATTATCCCGTATCAGGTTGTTAACTCCATCTCTAATACAATGAATTCTATTATATTTATTTAACCAAAAATCATCTGGTACTCTTGAAATTGTAAATTCCCAATATTTAAAATTATACATAGGGAAACAATGACAAATAAAGTCTAAACCACTTTCATAGTGATCATATACATAGAAAAGTAGCTTCGTATCATCTAATAAATTATGTAAATTTGAATTTAACCAAAAATCTCTATTATATTTAATATTATTCTTATGTAAATAATATTTAAAACAAATAATAAGTTGTGATTTGGTTGGTTTACATATTTTAAAACCACTAATTTCTCCGTTCAAAATTTTTCTATATAATATAAGTATTTCTTGCAGAGTGATATTTTCTATGTCATTAATTGAGTCGCTTGCTTTTTGACGATCAGACTTTTCTATTAGACCCAATTGTTGCATTTTACCATCTAAGAAATATTTCCTATTGAATGGGAACAAATCATAAATATCAGAAGGATTGTCTTTATCAAATGAATCTATAAGGAGTTTGTTTTTATCTTCTGTCCAAGAACATTTTACTCTTTTGCTCAACTCTAACATTATTTCAGAATAAGTTTCTTCTGTTTTGTATAATTTAAGGGTTGTAGACATAGTTCTGATGGCTTCAGGAGTTCTATTTGGTAGTAAATTAAGTAATGTTTCCATATTGCTAATTGGATAATATTTTACCAGTATATCTAATTCTGACGTTTCCCATTTTGTTGAGTAATGTTTTCTAAACCCTAATTTTTTTGCTTTTGTGGCGACTGATGATGGAGTTTTGTGAATAGCTTTTGCAAGTTCTTCGAAGTTCATATTGTTATAATTATCTTTTAAAAAATCAATATGCCATTTCTCCCAAACAGTTTTGTTAGCTTTTTTCAAACCTAAAGTGGCACATTTCTTTGATACATAATCTTTACTTTTATTTAGCAAATTTGCCATCTCTTGATGAGTCATAATACTATAATTGTCTTTTAAGAAATTATCACCAAGTTCAGTCCACATATCGTCTCTAATAATTTTAATATTTTGCTCTGAACATTTTGTTTGTATCGAGTTTTTAGTTCTTCTGTCTAATAATTGGATTAACTCATTTAATGAATGACCTTCCTTTAAAATATTTAATTCTTCTTCTGTCCATTTAGTTCTCTTCACACAAATAACCTTCTTTCTAACTACAGTTTCAAAATAAAAGAGATAGGTTTATTTCCTATCTCTCCAAACAGTTAAAGTCATATTTAGTTTTTCGCTACCATTGAACATCCAAAATTTCTTATTTGTTTTATTATGAATTGCTGAACAAAAATAAGTAAAACCACTATTCACAAGAAACTCCTTCAAGGGATTAGAGTAACAATAAAATATTTTTTCCAAAATATAAAACCACCTTAATTTATTTATTTATTGTTAATTCCTAATCAATTTCTAATAAAAATAATCAACCAAATTCAATATTAATACCATCTTTTTGTAATTCTTCAGTAGAAATATCATCACAAATAAAAGAAGTATTAGATTCCTCTAATACCCAAGTTAATATATCAATTTGAAATTGTATATATTTTTTATTCTTTTTATTGTTAATTGTTTGTAATTCAAAGATTTTATCTTGAATTTTTTGTGCTGTTTTCATTATTACCACCTTTTTTATAGATCACTTAAATTACTGTCATATCTCTTAGCATCGGCTTTTTTCTTATCAGGATTCTTTTGTTGGTTCTCAGGTTTTTTTTCTGTATTTGTTTCTTTGTCATTTAAAGCATCAGAATTTACAGTAAAATTAGTTAATCTTGGAGTAAAAATTTCTTCTACTTTTTCTGCATTTTCTTGTTCTCTTCTTATTCTTTCTCCCTCAAAGTCAATATCTAACAACTTATAGCAACTTTCAAAACTAGCTCCCAACTGTCCAAATAAAACACCAATTAATTTTATTTTAGTATCCATATCAAGCAATTCGCTACCTGATATATCTACATCTGGAGTATAAATAGGATCTATTCCATTATCTCTTAAAATAACAGAATAAAATTTACGTATTATAACTGCATTCGCTTCTGACAACTTGTTAACTGTCTTCATCAATTCTTTAATATTAATTTCAGATATTACGTATGATGTTTTATTCTCAACTGAAAGAAAGCTTATTCCAAGTGCCATTAATACTTTGTTCTTATAATAATTAATGGTATCAATTGGGATTTGATCAGTTTTGCTTTCCACATATTTCATATCCTCTACGAAAGGAAGTGCAGTATATACTACTACAGGGTTTTTCCACGCTTTCATTAACTCACTGTGGGCAAGCATCCATTTATCTGATGCAAAAGAGTCTCCATCGTCTTTTATCATTTCCTTACGCATTAATTGAACAATAATCTTTTTCCCTTTAGCAGCAGCATTATTTTTATCAGTATTTGCAAGAACATCTAACATTAACTGCGGAAAAAGCGATTTGAATACAGGTGTAAGCCCGTATCTACCATGCATTGCATTTATTTTACATACCCCTGTATTCTCAGGATTCAATTTAGCATATTTTTCTTTTGCCATATATGCTTGATAAACTTCATCAGGATAATTTGCTTTTATTTCATCCTCAATTGTTCCCATGAATAATGATTTACCTTTTCTATTTGTATATCCTGCTGCAATTAATCTTGACTTCAATTCCATCATATTAATTATGACAATCGGCTCACCATCAATTTCATATGGTGAAATCTCAGCTACTCCTAAAGGAAAATAATCTACCACATAAGTCCCATTATTATTTCTTAAATACATAATATAGTTACCTTCAATATATGTCATAGGAATTGATTTTCTTAATAGATTTTTAATATTAATTTGAGTATTAAAATTTTCAATTAATTCTTCTGCACGATGTCTCTCTTTATTTTTATTTCTCTTTGCTTTAGGTAATTCTTGGAAATTAATTTTAATATCAGTATTTACATTACTTTCAATTGTTTCGTATACTTTACCAATTAAATCATCTTTATTTATGTAAAATTTTGCAAGTTGATTAATTCTAAGTATTTTTTCAAGATTGTCTTGAGGATTCAATGCTAAATAATCTAAATCTTTTTGAGATAAAATTTGATTTCCTGAATCTAGAGAGGAGAGAAGTCGAGAGTAGATGTGATCTTTATTTTGAAAATCATATGTTGCTTTTTCTATAAGGGATGATAGGGTTGAGGATGATTGGGACATTGAAGATGAAGTTGTGATTATTGTTGTGTTTTCGTCAGGTTGGGATAGAATTACTTCTATGTCGTCTGTGGGATTTGGAGGGGTTTGGGAAGTAGAGGGAATTGTTTTTTTTGTCATTATTTTTGGTTTCACCTCCTTTTTGGGACTGAGATTTGTTAGAATGATACTGAGGAGACACAGGAGAGATTGGATACATCTGTTGATTTAGTTTTTTTACCAGTTATGTGTTTGCGTCTTAATGCATATAAATGATGAGCTAACATAATAATAGTATAAAATCTGTCATCGTTCATTATGCGTTCTTTGTCTTTAGGTAATTTGTATGACTTATTTGTCTTTTCTGGATTCTCAAATTTATAAATAGATGTTATTTCTGTCTTTAAAATATCCATATTGATTAACGAGACTTCTTCTTCAAATGAAAGATTTTTCTTAACTAATTTTACCTCTTCACCTTTTATTTCTTGTAATGTTACATATCCTTTTGAGTCATATTCTTTAGGAAATTTTATTAAATCTAATTGCATCAATTCAATAAATTCATCAACCATTTGAGTTCTATATTTATTAGGAGATACTAAATTTAATATGTCACTTGTATTTGGATATCTTTTCTCATAACCCTCATATCCTTCATATTTTGTATCTAAAAATCCTTTATGAATCAACCCTTTGCCGTCTGCCCATTCTTCAATTAAATTATCTGAGTATGCACTAATTCCTCCTCCACCTGCTCCGCTATCCACGTTGATTGTTTCTATATTTTCATAATCTGGGAAGTTACCATTATATGCTACAATATATTCTTTCAATGCTTTAATTTGATCTGGAGAAGCCATTTTATATCCTTTTTTACTTGCTATATCAATGAGATTAGTACAGTTAACAATTTCTCCATAATACCCAATGTTTTCATTATATATAATTTTCATTACAGTAACTATAGAATTGTCTCCTTTACTTCTCGCTGGGTCAAAAGCAATAGCATATTTTCCACCTTCTACATAATGTAATTCAGGTAATAAAAATGATTCATTACGTCTGATTTGCCCCCACTTCACAATTTGATTTTCGCCTCCGTCTTTTGTGAACTTGTTATAATATTCACGAAGGCATTTTTCACGATTTGCTCTCATTGCACTGTCTATTTTTGTCTGTGTTATAAGAGGGGGATATAACTCTCCGTCCAATGTTGGATTTAAAGGAATATCACAAGGGATATCGCAACAAAAGAAATCTGAATTTCCAGCAAACATCTGTTTAGCAAAGTTTTTGTAATGTTTATAAAATGTTGTATCAACATCACTTGCAGATGAAGCATAAATTAATTGTGTTGGGCATTTCTTCTTTTGGGCTTTTATATTAAAATCTTTTTTAGTGGATGTTTTAAAATTTGACTCTTGTGCTGCAAAAGCTTCCATTACACTTATTGCGTTTTCGGACATAAAACCACTTTCATCAAAAAATACAAGTGTTGCACGTTTCAAATGTTATCGTGAGAGCTTTTTATCCCCCACTTCTTATGATTGTATTTATCATAAGTTCGGCGTACCTTTTCACCTTCAGCATTATCTGTTAAGGGGTGAGAACTCTTGGGACTCTTATTTTAAAGAGTGGTATTAAATACCAAGATTATATTCTGTAATTTATTTTATATTATTACAGTTTCACTTCCTACGCTCTGCGTGTGACTAGACTATTACATCTATCGGATATGTTCCCATATCCTAGTTCCTAAGAACGCCTTCCACTCGGGTTGACATTTCAGCTTTTCCCGTTTCTTTCTCACTTTATTTACAAGTCATTTCTGACCAGAGAAGCAAACGATGTGCAATATCGTACATCTACTTCTATTATTATCTGGGTCTCCATTAAGAGAATATATTTCACTTCCATTATAAAATCCAACATTAAACCCAGATTGTGCATGACTAAAACCAGTTTGACATGCAGGAGATTTAGATGTCTCTTGTCTGACGATATCCTGTAAATCGTCAAGAGAACTAGCTGTTTTCCCCATCCCTAAAACTATTTCTTCAATTTTAGTAAATAACTCTTTGCTTTGATCTCCTACTGGGGCTGCAATATAGATAGATTGATTTTCGTACAGTACAGCTTTTAGTATTATTATTATTGCTCCAAGAAATGATTTCCCTGCTGATCGAGAACAAGCCCATAAGACCATTGGTTTATTCCATGACTCTTGCAATATATATTTTTGCACATCTAGTAACCTAATTCCCAAAAGAACCTCGCAAGCAATAATTGGATTGCGTCTGAGAAATTTAATTGTTCTAGAATTTGCTGTATAAAGTTCAATTTTTTTTGTACTTAATATATCTCTACTTCTTTTAGACATTAATAAGATCACCTGTCTTAAACTGTGTTTGCTCTATTTTTTGATTACCACACTTAACATGCAATTGTCTATTTTCTTCTTCTAAATCTAATACTTTTGATTTTAAGTCACCTAACAATTGTCTTTGAGTAAGAAGCATGTCGTTCAAATCATTTTCATCAAATTGTAATTGCTCTAAAATACTTTTATGAGATATGTCTGCTACCAATTTCATTCCATATGCTTTATTTTGATCATAATAATCTTGTTCAGCATCTTCAAAATTCAATTCTCTATATTCTTTCATTAAAGATGTTAATGTGGATTTCCCTGCTGATTTATCTCCTCGATTCTTTACAGAAATTGAATTTTCTTTGGCAATTTTATCTGTACTACCTACTATTTGACTCTTGGTGGCTGACAAAGACTTTATATCTCCTTGATTAGAAATTAATGTTTTTGTATCATTACTTAAACTTGAAATAACTAAATCTATTTTTCTAATTTGGTTGTTATTATTAACTAATTGTAAAACTTGTGAAAGTTTGAAAGCATCACCTAGCAAATCCTCGTCTAAGTAAGAAATTAACTCATTAAATAAAAACTTCTGGTCAAAATTTGAATATCCTGAGAATGGATCATATCCCATAAGTCTAATTACATCATCTTTAACTCGCAAATCTTTCTCAGTTAATTGTATATTATAATCCAAATCCCTTACTTCTAATTCTAAAGCGTTAGTTATAAGGTCTTTTCCAGTTTCTTTATCAAATAAGAATTTAGGATCAAAACCAGTTAAAGAATTATTAAAATTGCCCAATGAATTTACTTTTGTCATATAAATTTTAAAAGGATGAGAAGATTGATTATTTACACACTGCTTCATTGCTCCATCATAATCACCCTCATTGAATGGAATATCAAACTTCATACAAGTTATTAAGATAGCTTTCTTCATATCTTTTAAAATATTATAATAAGTATCATAAGTTCTCCAAACACATTCTTTACAAAAACCCATCCACGGATGATCTGGATGTTTTAAATTTATTCCTACGTATAAAGGAGATAGACTTTTATAAAAAGTTGATGCTCCTTTTACAGAAGATTTTGCTTCTCCGCACATAGGGCATGTTATTGTATTATTATCAATATCAACTTGTGGCACAATTGAATTATTTGCCACTGATTTCTTTTCTCTTGCCACTAAGTTTCACTTCTTCCTTTTTATTTAACTAACTTCTTTTAAATCTTTTTCTGTAATCTTTCTCAGTTTGCCGTATTTTTCATCGTTGATAAATTCACCAATATTAATATTATAATGTGAATGATATTTTTCATCTGACTTAAACCACTCTAATGCTTTATTATATTCATTTAACAAAACTTCATCTGATGGAAGGTAGTCTCTATTGGTATTAATAAAAACACCTTTCCATCCACGTCTTTTTAAATATTGATATCTTCTTATTTCTCTTTGTTTAAAATCTTCTTCTGTCATTTGTCCCATTTTTACGCACAGATCATGACCAGAACCATTTAGTTCAATATAAATTTTGTTATCAGGGAATGCGACATCTAAACTTGGTGTATTATTGGAATAATTTAAAATACCTCCCAATAATTGATGAACATACATTTGCTGTCTTGATGTTACTACTGTTCCATTTCTATAATATGTTTCTGCTTTCTTAATTTTTATTTCATTAATTTGAGAAATATTTTCTACTCCATATTTATTTTTAACTGTTTCCTTTGATTTTATTTTGAAATAATCTGTTCCCATTAAATATTCAGAACCATATTTTTCTAAGTTATTTTGTTTATTTTTATCCACAAATTCTGGTTGAGAAATGTGAAATTCAAAACCAAAATTAACTAAATTGCATTCTGATGTTTTCTTATTTTGACATCTTCTATTAGAACAACAATCTTTATGTATTGTAGAATTTATATTATTTTTAATATAATCTGCTACATTTTTAGGATAAATATCTCTACATCCTTCTTCTTGATAGTCACATTTAACTATTACTTTTGCTTCGCTATATTCTGGCATGTCTTCAATTTTTACAAGTAATTTCTTTGAGTAATCAATTACTACTCTTTTGTATTTATCAATTTTTGTCGGTATTTCATAGCCCTTTTCTCTGTATTGTGGTATTCTTTTATTACCTCTTAACCCTACTTCTACTTCTTTAGTTAACAACATAGTCAATTTCCTTCTTTCTACACATTTATCGATCTCTACACTTAAAAATAGAAAGGAGAGAGGCGTGTAGAGATGGGTAGCTACTCCCAAATTACCTCTCAACTTTGATCCACAAACTATTTTTTGTACCCAACAGAAAAACTCAGACATTTCTGCCTGAGTTCTCGACTTGATTACAAAACATTAAATTAATTCATAAAATAAAACTTAGATTTTAACGATTTATTATAAATCTAATCCAAAAACCCTCTCATATCCTCTTTAGCTTCCGCATATCCCTCTTCATATCCTTCATAATTTGCTTTATCATAAATATCTCCAAGCAATTCAAAAACATGTTTAGGACACAATTCATTTTCAAATAAGAATTTTAC